ATTTCAAAGCTCCGTTAGTTTTCTTAGTGTCAACGTATGTCTGTCCGATAGTACCATCGACTTTACCGTTTGGCATTCCTTCGCCGATTAGTTCGCTAGAGGAAGTTGATGGAGTAGGTGCATTTTGACTGGAAGCAGGTAGATTTACTGTTCCACCACCGTGAGATAGTGTTAGCGTGTTACCGCTAAGCGATAGTGTTTGCGGAATGCCGACTCCGTCAGCGCCTTTTGGACCAGTCAAACCAATAGGCCCTGGAGGCCCTGCTGGCCCTTGCTCTCCACGTTCGCCTTTTGGCCCAGCTTGACCGTCTTGGCCTCGTTCGCCTTGGATACCTTGAGGGCCGATAGGCCCGATGTCTCCTTTCGGTCCAGGCTCTCCATCTCGTCCACGTTCACCTTGAATACCTTGCAAGCCTTGAGGCCCTTGCAGTCCGTCTGCTCCTCTAGGACCAGTATCCCCTTGAGGACCTCGTTCCCCAGCATCTCCTTTAGGCCCAATAGGTCCACGCTCACCAGTTTCCCCTTTGTCTCCTTTTGGTCCAGGAGTTAACGAAATGTTTTTAAGTTCCGATTTGGTTGCGAATACGCTAGTGTCTAATTTTGGAGTAGCTTCAAGTGCTTGTAGACGTTTCAAAATTTCTGAATCGTCATATTGTCCACCTTCTACATGAATATTGCTTAATGCTTCTTGTAATTCAGATTTAGTTACAATTTCAGTGATTGCAACGATTCGTTTACTATCTTTCTCAATTACTGGTAATTCTTTGTGCTTGTCGATTTCAGACACTCTAACACCAAATGAGAACTTGTAAACGTCAGCAGATTGTACTACCTTTTCGATGTATACATATCCAGTTACTGTCTCATCAACAGTAATTAAGCTAGTATCAAACGGCACTTCTACTACATTGCCTTTGACGTTTCCAATTACTTCCAGGAATCTATTGGAACGTTGGAAATGAAATAACACAACTATTTTCTTTAAGTCAGTTCTGTCCATTGTTAATTCAATTACTGCACTATTAGTATCGTGAGAATAGAATTCGTCCTGGATGCGATTCATGTTATTTCGCACCTTAGTAGTCAGACTGACATCCCTTTTAATTTTTTTCATAATTCCTCCAATGAAAAAGGCAGCCACTACTGTAGCTGCCTAGTAATTTTATTGATTGTTCGGACGGTCGTAAGTCATTGCACGAGTGCTATCACTTACTCCGCTTGTTGTGGGATCATTAACAACACCCACGATTACGAAAACTGCGAATAACGCGTTGATAAACACTAATAATTTATCAATTGTTTCGCCTAATTCCAGACGGATATTAAAAACAGCCAAGAACGTTTGAAGTAATAGCGCTAAAGCTGGGACTAATGTAATCCAAAATGTTTTATTTAAAATGCGTACTTTCCAATTGATCATCATATTTCTCTACCTCTTCCACAATTAATTTTTTTATTTTGTTTTCTTGATTTTTTCTCATTTGATTAATGTATGGCTTCATGGCTTCTGGGAATGGCAGTCCAAGCGCTTCCCAGTTCTCCATTAATGAGCCAATGTAACTAATAATAAAGAATAAACAGGCTGTGATGCCGATTTCTCGATGATCTAGAGCGCGTGCATATAGCGCAATAACCATCACGACAGCTACAACTAAGAAATGCCGCAGCAAGCCGTTAGTACTCGTCTTGCTGTCAAATTTCTTTAGTTTGAAGGCTTTGATGTATCCAGACACAATGTCAAAGAATACCAACCAAAGCAAAATCTGAATATAAGGACTTTTAAACAGTGATTGAAGATGGTCGTTTAAAAATCCTAGTTCGATATCGTGAGGCATTATAGTTCCATAACCTCAACGACAGTTTTGTATTTTTTAATTTCTTCACGTTTATTAGCATTGTCTTGCTCTAAACGTAAAATCTCATCATTTAGACTTTGAGCTTTTTGCTCTAGTTGAGCTTTTTCTTCTGAAAGTCGATTAATCTCATCTTGTTTAGATTTTACTTTTGTTTCCAACGATGTGATTTTATTTTTGATTGTCTCTAGTTCCATAATCTTGTCTCCTTAATTTGTAATTGTGATTCCGTCTAAGCAAAGCCAATCGCTATTTACATCTCTTACTACTACTATAGTTCCAGATTCGTAAACATTTAATGTGCATAGTTTGTAATCTTTTGTCATTCCTCTTATGAATATTGATTTTTCAGGATTCACAGGAAAAGTAATTTTCAATGCATGTCTCCACGGAGTAACATCTCCACCTTTACAACTCCCTCTTAAATCGATTGAACCGTCATTTCTCACTTTGTATTGCACTGGTGGATAGTCAGTTCCATAATCTTGCCATCCGTTTAAATACGTTGCGTTTTTCCATACGTTTGTCCATTCTGTCCATTTTCCATTTTCTAAAGTTCTAGTGTGTGTTGTTGTTGAGTTGAATGGGATATATTGTTGAACACAATAATTAGAATCTGTGTTGTGAGTTATTACATTCACATATCCGTAATTATTAGTTCCAGCTGGATTATGTTGCACACCAAAAGCATGATAACCTCCAGCCGTCTTTAAATTGTTTAAATCACCATTATACTTTAATGACTTTCCATCTCTTGATGTCAGAGCGAACTCCTGTACTGGTTTACCTCGCGACATAATGCCATCTTCAACATTTAAGCTGCTGTGGAATGCAACTGGAAGGAGTGACTCAAAGTGTCCTTCTAATTCTGGGAATCCGCCTACTGCAGCACGATTGTCTCCCCATGCCCAAAGCACTCTGGAAGAGCGAACGAGCAGCACAGAGTCTACTAAATCACTTAATTTGTCCTGGATAACCAATCGCACATTATATGCCTTTGAAAGCTCGTAGAATGCTCCGCAATCAATTTGACGGTTAATGCGTTCTGTACTTTCATTCGTGAGATTTACGGCATCAATCCATCGATTAACTTTCTTAGCTGAGTATTGGATTTTTAGTGTGTATGGATTTCTATTGATTCCATCAATCACTAATGGGCTTACATTAGCAGCCACAGTCGCAATAATAGTCTTGTTAGTTCCGTTTCCTGTTCGATTAGCTAAGAAGGCGATAATTTTAGGTGCATAGTAATCCCACACTTTAATTGTCTTAGATTTAGTAGCAGTTCTTCCGCGTGAATCAGTAACTTTAGCCGTAACTTCTAAATTACCAACTTTATTAGCAGGAAAATCTCCTGTTGCAGCTCTTACTACTAAATTATCTACTGTTAACTCAGTCGATACGATAGTTGAACCGTGAGAGCCTGCTGCATTATTTGCTTCAACTCTAATGACGGATTTGTCTTTCACAAAATTTTCAATAGGAATGAATTCTGCTAATTGTGCTGTTCTTTCAGTAATCGTTACATCCTCAAGTGTCGGAACGATGGAAGCAGGAACTTTAATCGGAATTCCTCGCTTATATACATCATTTCCAATCTTGTCACCGCCTCTGAATGTACGTACACACACATCTAGCAGTCCAGTATCGCTGTTAGCTATACGTGCTGCATAATCTATTGGAACGGTTAGCTGCACGCTTGTATCGTGTCCAGTTCCCAAATCAATCCAGCCACTGTCATTCACTTGCCACCAAATTTGGTGTCTAAATTCATTGACTTTCTTATTAATTTCGATAGTAACTGGTTGTTCTAGTTCAGTTGCCACAACTGAGCCGATAGCACTGGCGCGTGGGATATTAGTTAATCCAAGCGTCCCACTGAACCAGTTAATATTTCCCTGGTCTGCAACATTCAGAATCCTTGCCCAGAATGTTATCGTTTTGCTTCCATCTTCATTGTGAGGAATTGTAATAGTTCCACTTCCGAGTAGCACTCTATTTGTATTCCTTAAATCGAAGCTGACATACTTATTAACTACTGTCTGACCGTTAATAGTAGCTTCTGCCCAGGTCTCGTTGTTTAAGTCGTATACCCACGTACTGCCACGTTCTAACCACAGATTATATTTAACTGGGGAGTCATTATTTTCGATGCTGTAACCAGTTTCTGTAACTTCCATTGCAAGTTTTGCATATCCGCTACTTGTATATTTTTCAATTCTAGCCATTTACAGCACCTCCCACGTAAGATATTGTTGTAAACTCGTTATCAAAACGTTCGAATATATGATTGGCAATCGTGACATTATTCCAAAATGTCGCGCTGACGATGTTCATTTGTTGGCCGGAGACATACGCTACTACTCGTCCACTATCAATGAATTCCATACGCTCGTTAGTGTATCGAGTTTGCAGTTTTTCACCAGATCTTCCAATAAGCAATCCATCTTCAGAGACGTTGAAATATGTCGATATAGCATTAAGAAGAACGCTTGACTGCTCCATATTAAGCTCTACAGCTTTCGTTCTTTGACCTAGTCCTTTAATCTCTTCCGCAGTCTCTTGAATTCTTCTATAAGACTCTTCTAAATTACTGAATCGTCCAGTCAAATCTCTGAATGTATCTTCTGTGACTTGAGATTTGTTGACGATTTCCATCACTTGTGCAAATTGATCAGCATGCTCTCTGTTACGCTCTTCAAATTCCTTCTGTAGTCGTTCCAGTTCTTTGTCATCTTTCTTTAATACAGGTTCCCATTTACCATTCGTGTAAATCTTAGGAACATCCTTGCCAGGTGTGCTCGTGTCAGTCCACAAATCACCAACACTAGGATTAGATGGAGGAGTTGGTCCGATAGACTTATTAACGATGAAGTCTTTAATGACAATCGAGCTGCTTGCAGCAACTTGATTTCCTTCGATTGCCTCACAGATAAATGTGGCTTCTCTATCAACATCATTGACAGTAATTGGTAATTCATTGCTGCCATTTGAATGTTGCTCATTCCATGCTACATCGTCTGCTCCATACTTGCTTTTGCGTTTCCAACGATATGTGAAACGATTATTCATTGGAATGTCCATCTTGCTAACACTTGCAATTAATTTAGTAGAGATATTACTATTCTGGAACACAATGCCCTCAGTAGACTGAATGTTCATCACGAATGGCACTTCTGTAAAGTCGAATAATCGTTCTTTAACTAACGTACTCAATCGTTGCACTTTTTCAGAGATTGTGTCTGGATTTTCAACTATATTAGTAATAGTTATTTTTCCATTGTTTCTATTGGATAATTGAATTCTTAACTTGGACACTCTAGCCTCTAAGTGTAATGCTGGTTGATATTCGTTATCGACGATAGTAACACTATCCCCAATGTTCAACTCTTCTGGTAAGTAATCAATATCAATATCATAAGTAACCTCTGGATAAGCTCGTTTCTTTAATTGATTTAGTGTTTCATTAAATAAGGCTTGTTGAGTTTTAGCGGTGCTCTCATAAGTAGCTGTAATGTATCCAGCGTCTCTTGCTGCACTAGGATGTCTTGTCCAACGCTCCCCTTCTTGAAGATCGTGCAATGTATCTTCACTAACCCAGTAACGGCCATCGTTGTATTTAAAACCTACTAGAGATACTCCATCGCCATATCCTCGCAATGCAGTAGCTAGATTCTCAATACTTTCTTTCTTAGTAATCTTACTGATGTTAGTTCCATACTCTAATCTAACTTTATTATCCTTACCGATTCTTTTATAGAAATTCACTAATTTACGATGGATTTTTCCATGCACAAACTCATAGCTGTAATCCATTTCTGCATCAAATGCTTTAGCAAGTCGTCTTAATCGTTTGGTCGCAGTCTCAAATCCTTCAGTTTTAATTGTACGTTTGTTTGTAGCTGGGATTTCATTAGTACCAATTTCCCAACCTGAATCATAAGTTGAAGCCTCAAAATATTCTGTAATAGTTTTAGGCTTATCATCGATTAACGGCCATACGGTTTCTCCAAGTAAGTCCATTCCAGCATCTTCACAATAGAATGTCTTGCTGTTGCTGTCCTGCTCGATTGATACAATCTCAAATCCTCGAATTTTCTTGCCATCAGATACAAAAAGATAGCATCCAATAACGATTTTCTCTAAATCTGGATTGCCATCTTTGTCGATTGTAAATTCATAAGTTCCAATTCCGGTATCGATATCCTTTTCGAACCAATCATCATAAGCTATCAGTCCGCCAGATAAGTCAAAACTTACCTGGCACAAAGTAGCGTATTTTCTAGTTGTAATTGTTATCATATCCATCGCTCCTTAAACGTAGCTTCTACGACTGGAATCTTATTTTCATCACCAAGAATGGCAACTTCTGTAAATCCAGGTTGGATAGAGAACACTTGACTTGCTGCATTGATGTACTTACGTTCACCATTGATAGTAAGCTTGTTCTCAGCACTGTCAAACACTACTACATCATTAGTATTGATTACTGTTGGTCCATTCTCATAACCATACTGAACCACTTTTCCGTTAGGATGCGTGAAAGATATCATCTTGTATGTTTTTTCTGCAGTAAACTTGTAAAGAGGGTAAACATTAGTCGTACCTTCATTGTTAAAAATAAGCTTATTTGATTCTCTCCTTGCAGTTTTCTCGGTTTTTGAAATTGCAAAAGGATTGTAGCAATGTATTTCAAATGCACCTTGAGCATATCTGAATGTGATTAAATTAAAATCACTAGTTCCGGATACGACACCCTCATAATAGACATCAGGTTGGTATCCAAACTCAAATTTGCTAATACCAGGTACTAGCAACGCTCTTTGAATCGCGGTTTTACTTTTTTCGATACGATCACCAAGAATTGTGAATTGAACCTTTATAATTCTTTTACCGAATCTACGACGAACGAATCGTTCTCCATCAACTAGAGCGTACTTTCGAGAGGTAGCACTCATTTCTGGAGTAAATCCAAAATCAATGTTGTTGATGATCATTAAGCTTCCAAGCTCTTGCCCATTCACTTTTAAACTAAACATTAGCGCTCTCCTCTCTTTCTACGTTCTCGTCTATCTAATCTGTTTTGCTCGTCTGTAATGTATGGAGTGATTTGTTTTCCAACAACTTTTCCATCTAATTCAACTGTCGTATGCAATTCTATTTTTTGATTTGAATCTTCTGAATCATAGCGATAGTTATCTGGATTCCATGAACTCATTTGAGAAGCTTGCTGTCTTGTTAGCTCAACTCCTCCAACTGTAGCCACGTTACCGTTGAAATCTAGTTCGCTGTAGAACTCGTTATTCAAGTACTTATCAACGATGTCATTAACCTCTTCTGCAATTCCTTTAACTGTATCTTGGACATCGCTGAATCCGTCTTTTAACCCTGAACCAAACCCGTCCATGATAGCATTACCGGCTGGAATTAATAATTTTCTGTCGTACTCGATTGGACCTTTGTGGTCTCGAATCCAGTTAGCGATTCCTCCAACGAAATCTGTGACAGCGTTCCAGGCAGATTTTAACCCACCAAGGAAACCATCCATGATAGCTTGTCCAGCTCCTGCTAAGTCGATGTTCCATAATCCATCGAAGATTCCAGTAATTCCAGAAACTAAGCTAGAAACAGCATTAGACATTGCGTCCCAAGCGGCTTGCGCTCCAGTCACCAATCCGTCGATAATTCCTTGAACTCCCGACACTAATCCGTTCCAACCTGCAATAGCTGCACCAGAAATAGCGTCCCATAGTCCGCTTAAGAATGCAGCCATCCCGTTAAATGTGGCTTGGACACCTCCAACAATTGCGCTTACTGCTCCTGAAAAGATTGAAGTAATTCCATTCCACATCATTGATATACCGTTCGAGATTCCATCCCAAATAGCGCCTAAATCCGTTCCTAATTGACCGAAATTAAGCGTCACTAAATCAATGATGATTAAGATTGCTCCCAGGAATACTGATTTGATAACTTCCCATGCTCCAGTGAAGTATGTAACGTATCCATCAAACATTTGAGAGATTCCTGAACTCATTCCGCTCCACAATCCCATGAATGCGTCGATAAATGGTTGAACCACTGCCATAATTGCGCCAGTGATAGCACTCCAAATGGCAGTTGCAACACTTACGATGCCTTCCCAAATAGCAGTTGCTGTTTGGGCAATATTATTCCAAGTATCAATCAAGAAACTTGAAATAGAAGTCCATGCGCTGGATAGGAATTCTGTAAATCCTTGCCAAATGGCCTTGCCTGTTTCTGTTTGAGTAAAGAACCAGGTTAATGCAGCTACTACAGCAGTAACCCCTACAATTAAGGCTGTAAATGGATTTGCAGAAACAATTGCGTTAAATGCAATCATTCCAGTTTTAGCAGCCGTTAACCCAGTCTTGAAACCATCAATTGCACTCTTAACCGTATTTACAACTTTTAAAGCGACAAAGCCTGCTGCTAATCCTGCTAACACTGCTGTTACAGAATCGACTGCTGCAGGAGTTTGGTTAATCCAATCTACAAACTGCTTAATCCAGTCAGTTACTGTGCTAATTGCACCAGTAATACCTTCAAAAGCTGTTCCTAGTTCTCCAACATCACCACTAATACCAAGAATTCCTTTTAATTTGTCGATAAAACCTCCGAACAAGTCACCAATTCCACCAACTGCACTCTTGATATTTTGGAACGCTGTAGAAAGGTTATTGATAATCGTTTGTGTAGTAGATTCACCGAAGATAGCTGTTAATCCCTCTTTGATTGCGAATCCTAACACTTCCGGAATTGCTTTAACCGCGTTTTTTAACAACGGAATGAAGTTTCCAAAAACAAACGTTTGAACGGTTTCTTTTAAGGCTTCTAACGATGGTGATAAATCCTCACCCAGGGCCATATTCCCAAGCACGTTTTGTGCTGCAGCCTTCATGGATGCAAATGAACCGGTGAATGTAGTAGATGCTTCTTTTGCGGTTGTTCCGGTAATGTCTAAGTTTTCTTGAATCGCGTGGATTGCTTGATAGACATCAGATAAGTTATTGATATCGTATTTAACTCCAGTGAGTTTCTGAGCGTCAGTAAGAAGACGTTGCATTTCTTCCTTAGTACCACCGTATCCGAGCTTTAGGTTGTCTAACATTGTGTAGTTCTGTTTAGCAAAGCCTTGATAGGCGAATTGAATGCTTTCCATCGATGTACCCATCTTGTTAGCATTATCTGACATATCAATCATTGCCATGTTTGCTATCTCTGCAGCTTTGTTTGTGTCTCCACCGAGCGACTGCAACAGACTTGCACTAAATCCTGTTACGGATTCCATATACGCATTAGCAGACAACCCTGATGTTCTGTACGCTTCTTTAGCGTATCCCTTAACGATATCGGCACTGCCTTTGAATAGCGTCTCAATCCCACCAAGAGACTGTTGAAGTGCTGCACCCTCGTTTAATGAAGAAGCTAAGGTGTCCTTAATAACTTTTCCTATCCCGATTGCAGCAATCATCTTAGTAACTGTTCCAGCAAAGCTCTTCATAAAGCCTTGACCAGCTTTATCTCCGGCACCGACTACCTCTGTTCCCATAGCCTTCTCAATCATTCCTTTGATTCCGTCAGCCGATGGAATTATCTGCACATAAGCAGTACCTAATTCTGTTGCCATTAAGTTTCCTCCTTCCCTAATAATCTATTTCTTTCTCTTAAGAACTCCTCGCCAGAACTAAATGTCTGAGTATCTGACTCTGATTTGCGTTCATCTATACCTAGTAGTTTCTCTAGAATCGATTGAGGCACATTAGTACCTTTTGACCCGTCCTTTGTCTTCTGCCATGCTAGTATGCTTAATCTATCCACAGCACAAGCTAGTAACGACTCTTCTAATGTGATTCTATTTCCAGACATGATCATCTTAATTCTTGAGTTTTGTCTTAAACCTAAAGAAAAAACGGCCACCGATAAAACCGGTAGCCGTCGATAGTCATAGATATGATAAGTTTCTGCTAAGTCGCAAATTAAAGCATCTTCATCAGTCACAATCATTCTTGCAAGGGCCATTATTTTTTTAAGGCTTTAGCCTGCGTGAAAATCTCAGTAATTTCATCATTCATTTTCTGAATGGATACACATCCATTTTCATCTCGTACATGATCTTTTAATGCAGCCGCTGCAGTAGGGCCTAGAACTTTTCTTACAACCTTGGAAATCAAAAGAGGATTCTCTTCTAACTCTACAAGTAGTTCTAATAGTTCATAGTCATCGTTAATTGTGTTTTCATTGATTTGGAATTTAAATCCGGAAGATGTTTTTCCTTTAATCATAATTAACCTACTTTCTTAATGTATTCATAGTGAGTGTTTCCATCACCGTCAGGGAACGCTGATAATGTAGTTTCATAACCGATGTTCTCTCCACCAGCATATTTAACGTCACCGACTTCTGACACTTTAGCAAGTGGCAATACCATACGTTTAATAACTCCTGATTTAAGAACCATATCCACTACGAATGATTTTTCTTCGTAATCTTCTGCTTTAGATTTAACAGTGATTCCTGTTTCTAAAGTTCCGCTTACGTTCTTTTCACCGTAAATTAATTTCAATACGTGTAAGTTTAATGCCTCAATTAAAGTGAACTTGAATTTGTCCTCTTTTTCTTTCAACATTGTGTTAACGATTGAACCGCCCCACTCCTTAACGTTTTCAGACGATGCGCTGTTTGCATTTTCTAAACCATCTTCAGATACGAAACCTAAGTTTTCGAATTTAGTATCTAACGCTGTTTCTGCGTCAGTAGGTAATTCTGTTCCTTTAGGGGCCATGTAAATAGCTCCACCAATCTTAGGCTTAGCTGCGGTTACATTACTCGCGTTGTTTTTATCTGCCATATTTTTCCCTCGTTTCTAATAATGTCTAATATCAAACACTGCTTGATATCTGTATTTTTTTGATTCTGTATCTGTATAGTTATAGTCGCTGTTTAAGCTAACATCAGACACGTCGTTTAATTCGACTAACTGTTCAACTATCTCTTTCACAGTCTCATTTAACAAAGAAGCCTCATACATCGACTTTCCATAAGACTGGAAAGCAAATGTAGAGGCTAATAATTTATTGCGCTTAGAGCTACCTGTTTTTTGAATTAATACAAATTTATCTGGCATCTTAGGTGCAAGCTCGAATACCACAGGGCATTCCAACTTGCTTGTCATGAACTTTCTAATTTCAATTTCTATCAACCTCTCACCGCCTTCAATAATGTATTGTTTTTCTTATTATCCTTTTTAGCTTTAGCTGTAGCAGCTTTAACTCGACCTGTGGCACGTTTCTGACCGATTTGAGTATCTGCTTCATATCCAGTCCCTGCTCGACTAGCAATCTCGTTTGCACGCTCACTAATCATATTTTTTACAGGTTCAGATTTTAAGAATTCTCCAACACCTTTTGTGTTTAGCTTGAATTTAAATGAGCTACTCATATCTTTCCACCGTCACTTTCTTGTGCCAGGCAGTTGGTACCATTGCTTCAATTCCTTCTACAACTGGTCCGAAGGTTCGGAACGTTTTTCCAAAGAATTTAACTTCCCTATCTTCCCAATTATGCGTATCTCCTTTAGGAATACCGAGAGTGTACACTGCTTTCTTTCCGTACAGTTGAACCTGGTTAATGACATCAGTAGCCTCAGTAGGAGACACTAAGACGTTCTCTACTTCGATTTCTACATCATCGTATGTTGCAGCACCCATCTCATCCTCACCAGTTTTCACACGATCTACTAATGTGACAGTAATTCCTTTAATCATAGAATTCTATCACTCCAATCCGTTGCTTGGTGAAGCCTAATCGCTTCAATTCTGCATTCTTGATGAAGATGCCTCCACCAGGAACGAGATACGAGCCACTAACTGAGTAGCCTAGAGCGCTTTGACTAAATTGAGTCATCGGCTCTTGTTCTGTAGAAGTCATTAATGTACGAGCTACAATATCAACTACCACAGATTTAACCACGTTCTCATAACTAGAACGTTCTACAACCATATTGTCTAAGTCTTTCCCATAGCGACGAGCCTCTTCCCTCAGCATATCAGATACAGTGGCAAGAAGTGCATTCGCTCTATCAATCTCAGACGGTTGCAGTCGTTTCCATAGTCGTTGTAAATCGTCTAAAGTCGCAAATGAGTCCATTATTCATCATCCTTTGCTTCTTTCTTCGGTTTAGCTTTGGTTTTCTTTTCCTCAACTGGTTCCCATGAGCCAGACAGCACGCTATCTGACTCAACGATTACACCAGTATCCACATTTCTATACTTCATAAGCACGACCTACGCTTTAACACGAGCGAATGCTTTTTCGTCTAGGATTCCCCATCCGATATACGCTTCTGCACGTAAGCAGATTTCGTTGTGTGCTTTCAAGTCACGGCCTACACCGTCAGGATCACCATATTGGATAATTTCCATAGGAATGTTATCAGCGTAACCCCATTTAAAACGAGTTTCGAAATCACCAACAATTGCGTGATCTGTCTCGGCAGTTCCACCAGTCACTGTTAAGTTTTTGCTAACGTCGGAAGCCATTCCGTAGAATGATTTAGGATTTTGACCAAATTTGAATTCAGGATATTGAGTAACACCGTTAACTTTGATTTTAGCTAGTGCTTGTCCCCCTGTTGGAGATAAAGCAACACCTGTGACGTCGTTTCCGTTAGCTACTACTGCTTGAACTGCAGCGTCGATGTTATCGTCGAAAGTTCCTTCAGCGTAAGTAACTAAGTTGCTCTTAACTAATCCGTCGAATGAGTTAGTGTCGCGGAAAGTTGCGTCTGTCATTGTTTTAGGTTCTAATCCGTGAATTGCCGCAATGTCGAATGATTGAGCAATTTTTTTAGCAAATCCGTCAGCGAATGCTTCTAAGAAATCAACTTGTTTTTCTTCAGAAGCACGTAAGAATTCGTCTGTAATACGAGCTTGGTAAACGAATTTCAAAGGCTTGATGACTACAGATTCAAGTTTAGCTTCTCCTGCTTCTTTCTTTTTACCTTCCCCAACGATTTGAGCGTTACCTTCTAAACTGAAGACCATTTGCTCTGTTCCATTAAATGGAATTGGTTTTTGTTGAGATAAAGATGCTAAAACTGACTTTCCTTGTACTTTAGAAAATAATTCTTTGACTAATTCTGGTTTAAACTTTGTTCCTGCTTCTAATGTTGGCATATATTTTTTCCTCTTTTCTTATTTATTTAATTCTTGTAACATTTGTCTCATTGCGCTAGTTCTTTCATCGCCAATAACTGGTTCGACATCTTTCAATGGAGCGACTTGTTTTGGTTTGATAAATGCAGATAAACGTTCCGCATCGGCTTGCAAGCTCTCTTCGTCGCTACCTTGTAATCTGTCTACCAATTCATACGGAAGACCGTTGCGCAATGCAATTTGAGTACGAAGCTGTTTTCCTTTGAATGTCTCAACAACTTGGTTAACTTCTGCTAGTTCAGACTCTTTAGCGCTAATAAATTCGTCTTTCTCAGCGAGTAGCTTGCTGTTGTTGTCGATTGTTGCTAGTAAATCAGCGTTCGTTGTTTCCAATTCCTTCACACGAGATTCTAACTTCTCTAATCCGGCATACTTCTCTTTCTGACGAGCGAGTCGTTCACCAATGATTCGGTCTAGTTCTTCTTGTGTTTCAATCGTTTTAAATTCAGGCATGTTACTGCCTCCTTTCTCCGCGTTAACCTGCGCGTACAGTAATTTTTTTATTAAAAAAAGCCACTACATAAGCAGTGACCTTTAGTTTAATAACTGATTTTTTGTTTTTTCTTTGGCTTAGTAGTCGCACAAAGCCAATGCGCTAACAATGCGCTGTCCATAAGACTGATATCTACATCATCGAAGTGTGAACGATATCCAAATCCACCATTTGAACCAATGTTTCGTTTGTCGCAGTTTGTCACGACCTTAGACAATGACGGTTGACCTGAGTGGCAGATTGTCTTTTGATACACTCCTTGCTCAAACATCGCGTTTGCTACGATGATTTCTTTAACAGTCGGCAGCACTACATTTCTTATTCGAAACTCTCTCAATTCATCATCGAGAACTTTCTGCCCACTAGCACCATCTATAGCGATTTGAGATGGTTTAGCTTTTCGTAAAAAGTCAACTATCCATCCGTTACCATTTCGAACAGATTGACAATCGACAGTTTCTACAAAGATATCGTCGAAATCTGTCCTAATAGCAATACTCAAGGCTACGTTAGTACCATCTTGACCGTACTTAATTCCAACGAACATAGGGCCTTTAAACTTAGGTACTTCATCCAGTCTAAGAGCCTCCCACTCAGCTTCTGAAATTGCTGATTTCTGATTGTACGTAGGCCAAAAACCAAGACGCTGGATGTTATGGTCCAACTTATCGTCACCTAGTTCGGCTTCAATCTTACGTTCGTCTAAGTGATATCCCATTGAAGGATTAGAATTGTACCAGGCTTCAATGTCTGATATCTCTTTTTCAGTAGATACAGACCATTCTGCCCATCCGGAATACTTACCACGACCGAATAGACACGTTTCACGGAATTTGCTGAACACAGTACCACTCGAAACGGGTGTTGGAGGTGTTCCACACATAACAGTGATTGGATTATCACTGTCAGTAACCGTATATTTCAACGCTGACTCCTGCTCAGTTGTATATTCTTGAGCTTCGTCTATGATCATGATGTCGAATCCTTCCCCAAGTCCACCATTCGATGTACGAGTTCTAAACTGCAGCACTCCTTCTGTATTAGTTAGAGCGATTCGCTCTTGACCTTTAGCGCGAATCGATGTGAAATCTTCTCCATCAACGTACCCCATCTTCTCTAGATACCGTTTTACCTTCTCGAAAGAAGAATGTGAGGTACTAATTCGATGAGCCGTGTGTAATATGTTCAATCCTTGGTGCAATCCCCAAAGTTCAAGCATATAAAGAAGTTCGGATTTCCCGTTCCGTCGTGGAATGGAATATCCGAACTTCTGATGGACCCATAGTCCCTTTTTATCAACAGCCATCATAGCCTCTAGCAATTTTTTTTGCCAGATATAGCTGCTTAATCCTGTTTTCTCATAAATTTCTATAGCTTCCTTGCTGAGAGACCTTTTCTTAACGTAAGGCAGGATGACTGATTGTGTAGGAAGCTGATTCCCATATTTCTTTCTAGCCATTCACTCATTCCTTTGTTTAAAATCTCTGCAACTCTTTCTAAAAACAAAGAGTTATCAGTTTTAATAAATAACATCCGGATTAAAACGTTGGATATCATCTTCGTTTAACGGAATTCCTGTTTTTAAAGAATTTTCTAGTCGTTCAATAGCTTCTTCTATTTCTTCTGGGTGTTGTGCTATGTTAACAGGATTAAAAAAAATGGCATCTTCTAAAGAAACGTTGAATTTTTTTTCGTATCGTTTCACAAGTTCCTCTGAAAAATACTTTAAACGATCATACACATTGTTATACATAATTCTATCCTTTCAATATCAAACCTACTGTCAAATGTAAAAAATCTAAATCATCTTTTATTGTTTTTAATACCAACTCATTTGTTGCAAAATTGACTGACTGAATAAACTTTTCCGACGGTTCAAATAGTCCTTGTAATCCCATACTTAATACTTCTGTTGCATTTGAATATTCCTTTCCAATATAAGGAGAAATGAAGCTATCTTTTTTTGTTACTTCTGTTATTCTATATTTGAAATTTGGAAAAATCTTTTTTAAACTGATAGGATGCTCTCCAACAGTACGGTTATTAACCCATTCCTTTTCAATTCGTAATACATTAGGATTTGCCCATTCAATCAAATGCCCTATTTCATGATATGGAACAGCTTTGTTTGTTCCGTCTGCGGCTATGGTTAAATATCCATCTTTATAGTCAGGGTATTTTTTGTCATACGCAGTTCCTTTTGAATTAACCGCCCCCTGAGTAAAAAAGCCTCGTCCGGATTTTCTTGCCAATATCTTTTTATTATGTTTCTCATGAATTTTCGACCATTCTTTTGGATAATATGAAAAAGCTTCCTCTAACCCATCTTTAACGACTTTTGAAGAACCTTTCGCCCAAGAATCGTTAGAAACAGAACCGCCCATCTCTCTAAAATTTGAAAAAATCGATTTCAGTTTATCTTTATCGCCGATATGATTAACAATATCGAAATGGTCTGAAACTTGTTTTCCTATTTCAATTATATCATTCGATGTTGCTTTTCTTAAATCAATCTTACTCAAAGCGTCTTTTATCTCTTGTAATTTATATTCTTCAATCCTTTGTCGAGTCTGAATCGCTTCATCCTCCGAACTCCATTTTTTACTCCACACGTTTTGTTTTTTTCCATCTCCTGGATGATAATCTACTGTGCAAGTGCATCTATCATGCCGTCTAAACACATCCTTGTTAACACCTGGGTAAGTGTAAACACCAGCTAATTTACTACACCAAGCGCAACAATTACCATCAGTTGTACGAATAATCTTTGGCTTTAATCCCGATTTAAAATGGAAATCTGCATTTACTTTGATGTGATTATCAACGATGTTTTGGTTGAAGTTAACAATAGGTTCTTTAAGAATCCATGACACATCGTCGAACTTCTCTTCGTATGACAATCGATTTACTAGTCCATCAATTCTTTCTTGATTTATTGGAGCCTGGATAGATTTCAGCCCAATCCCAGCCTCCTTATTTAAAGCTTCTTGAACCTGCTTAGCGTATGTACTTACCATCTTGTGATTAGTTCCAAGGGTTTCATTCAAAATACGACTAGCAATATTAAAATGCATCTTTCCATCAGGAAGGATTAATCCGCTAATGTTATTTTGAAGTGCCTCAGAAAGAATCTGACCTAATTTAGTTGCAAATTCATGAGAATCTATAAAGTTAGCTTTTCCACTTCTCGCTAGAAGTAGTAATCTTTCTAATTCTGCGCTCTTTTCAGCCTGTTCAAAAAAATCAGCTTTGATTTTCTCAAGAAGTTCTGGAACGATATCATCCATTCACATCAGCTCCTTTAATTCCTGTTAAATCTCGAATAGTTTCTGCTGTGATATATCCTGGTAGAACTTGGTTTAACTTAATAGCTCCATCTCCGAGCATTGTTAATGTAGATGCATCCGCTTCGAATAGTGGTTCCCATTTAACTACAGTTTTTGAGAATTCCTTACGCATAAATCTGAAATCATCACGTAAGCACACAGCTACATAAGCAACGTTTAAAAATCCTGAACCTAGAGAACGTTGTGCAGCTTTCCCTGCAAGTCTCAAGTTCTCATGGCTTGCTTTAATAGCCTCAACGCTAGATGGATTGTCAGAAACGAATCCTAAGTCATCAAGTGTTAATCCTGTTTCGCCAGCAAAGCCTGCCGCTGCCATTTTCAGTTGTTCAACGAAAGGTGTCATGCTTGCAGTAGTGAATTGCCCAACAGACGGTTTATCACCGTCATCATCCTTTGTAAACATAATAAAGCTTGAAATAGTTGCTCTTAGACTTTCTACCGATTCTGCATCTTGGCTAACACCTAATGCGTACTTCTGAGGAAACGAATAGAACTCTGCAGTAATCTCCGAACGCTCGATTGTTCTCTGTGCTGTTTTTTGATATGAGATTCCAGATTTAGTAATGCGAGAACGTCCAAACGGTCTGCTGGCATCTGGTCTATGGATAATAGGTACTAACAATGGAATACCAGTTGTATTCTCAATCGAGTATGGCTCTTCTCCTTTCGGATAAAAGATTGTCTCGTTTTGAGTGAAATATGCTTCTAGTAACGGCTTATCATAGTCATCTCGTTTAAGAACTGCGTAGCCTTCTGTTAGCAAATTAGTAATTGGATCTAAAATCCCTGTTGCGTTGCTTGACTCAATCACTTGTAATCTAGGCATTCCCTCTTCGTCTTTGGAAATGTATACGAAGCAGCACGAACCAATCAATGCAGATAGAATTGCTGAGTCGAAAAAGATATCCGGATTGTTGTACTGGAAAATTTCATTAGCATTGAATACGTCGTTTGCAAATTCTCTAAAAATCAATCTATCGGCTAGGCTGTCTACAGCTTTTGTTGTCCAACCAAGAACAGCTTTATATTTATCTCTAATTTGTGCAGGAATAGTAACTCCGTCTGTATTATCTTTTTTTTCCATAGAATAATACTTATATCGCATTTGGACTCCACTGCGATATCCGTCTAATTTCCTACGGAGATATGTTTTACCTTTCAATTCCATTTTCATTTCTCCTTTTTTGAATTTCGCGCGAGAAAATTTGTACAATACTGCCTGGGAGGTCGCCAGAGCCACGAGGTAGGTTCCCCTCCCCCCTATCACTCAGGTTTGTAATTTGCCCAATCTCTCGTCTGTGGCAAATTGCGGTTCCCGAGGACTTGTTTGACTTCACACGCTTGATTAAATAATTTATCTGATTTTTGTCTATTGCACGTCCAGTGGGCGAGCTGTAGGTTTTCTATGTCGCTTGGATGTCCACCTTTATTGATTGGAACAATGTGATCTATTACTGGTGACAGTGGGTGTGGATACTTAAGCTTGAAGTCTACAGGCTTTCCACAAATTCCGCAGACGTTCTGGGTCTTGAATATCTTCTTCTTATTCTTTTCGAAGGCTACTCGATGTGGTCCAATCCTATCTGGTCTTACCATTTCAATTCATCCTTTATTTAAATTTTATGCTGCAGGGTCGTTTTAACCCTACCGGGTTCAATTGCATGGGGGTGTTTTTATTATCGTACCGCCATTTCTAAAGGGGTGGGGGTATTAAATATTCAAGGGTACCGGGGTATTCTTGAATTTATCATATCTTACATTGTGTTAAATTCGAGCAGCGCTCGAAACCATTGATTTAATAATGTTTATTTAACTTTTCATTTTTGAATTTACAAATTCTCAATATGTTAAATTAAACGTCTCTATAAGTAAAAATCGTCCATTGATTTATCCTGCTGGTCTTGCTGAATTCCGATGTATCGAAGTGTGATATCCGGACTTGCATGATTAAATAGAACCATCAACATGGCTACATCTTTATTGTTCTTATAGTGATGGTAACCAAATGTTTTGCGCATAGTATGAGTTCCAACGTTTTCAATCCCGATATCTTCTGCTGCAGCTTTTAGAATGTAATAAGCAGCTTCACGAGTAATTGCTTTATTCTTTCCTTTTCTGCTTTTGAATAGATAATCATGAGGGTTCATATCTTTGATGTACTCTTGTACTTCCTTTTTGAAAGACTTGTTCATCTTTCTTTTGAGAATCTTGCCTGTCTTCAATTCTCTGATGTTCACATACTGCCCTTGAACATCCTTAGCTTTTAATTTAATAATGTCACTGATTCTTAATCCAAGATTAATTCCAAATACGAACAGCATGTAATTACGTTCGTTCCATTCTTTTAGATAATCTTTCATAGCCTGGATGTCATCAGGATCGCGAATAGGTTCTACGAAGTTCATACTGTTTCCTTTCTTAAAAAACTAAAGAGCGTACTCATCAGCACGCTCTTTGACAGTTTTTGTTGGTTTATCTAGGGAATTACCGTGAGTGGAGTCGAACCACTCTACATCCAACACGGCACTGTTAGCAGTCGTCCATGCTGCTAACTTGGATACACCTTTTTCAGGACTGGCTTTTTAAAGATGTTTCCGCATCTCTATCCTTGTATCTACACGATACCACAGTACATATTATAAAATAATTCTCTCAAAATGTTTTACAAACTTTTTTAGTCATATTCTACAATAAACTACAACTAATCATATTCAACACCTTCCGATGTTCCATCTTGATATACATCTACACCTAGTGCGTACGCTAGTTGTTTAATACCTTCCATTCGTATATCTCGAATAGTGAACTCACTGTAGTTCATTTCACTTCCGATTAGTACATCACTTTGTTCCTGGATTAATGATCTATAAATTACTACTCGGTTAACTGATGGGATACTGTTTAATGCTGCATTAACACGTTCAACATAATCTTTGAATTTCTTCCCTACAGTATCGCTCCACAGCGCAGCGTCTTCTGTTGATGAGTGAAACTCATTAGTGAATGAAGGTGGGACAATCGTATACTGAGGAGTGATGCGAGGCTCACTCTTCAGATACAACTTGTTTAATGCGTTCTTATATCTACCGATGACTTTCATCACCTCTCGCTTTGTAGCTTTATAATCTAGTTCCGGATAATCAAATAAGTGAATACTCTCCAAATACTTGCACCTCGATTCATTAGAATGGCAAGTCATCGTCTGATACTCCATTGAATGGACTTTCTTCGATTGGTTGAACTGCATTGTTTCTAGATTCTGTTACTTTCTTTGATTCTAATAACGAAAAGTTCTCAGCAACTACTTCTGTGATATATACTTTCTTTCCGTCCTTATCATAGCTTCTAGTTTGAATGCGCCCTTCAATTCCAATCAACGAGCCTTTGTTTGTGAAATTGATAAAATTTTCTGCAGCAGTAGACCACATCAAACAATTGATGAAATCTGATTCGTATTCACCATTTTGATTTTTGAATTTCTTTTGTACTGCAACACTGAACTGCGTGTACTTAGTACCGGTTGTTGTAAATTTTAGCTCTGGTTTCTTTGTTAATCTGCCTACTAGAACAACGTTATTAATCATTTATTTACCTCATTTCAATTTTAATGCTATTGCTTTAATTACATTTACAGTTACACTGTTTCCAACTTGTTTATATAGCTGACTATCGCTGTTTACTTGTGCAGCTTTTTCAAATGCATAATCTGGAAAACCTTGCAATCTCCAACATTCTTTTGGAGTTAGTTTCCTGATTTGAGTTTCATTTACTTGAATTTTAGGTTCTCTATTTCCACCTTGCATAGTATTTAGAGTTGGTGAAATGCCTTCTATATCATATATTCTATTAGGGTATTCAAACTTGCTTTTTATCTTTCCAGCAACAATTACTTGTTTTGGTTCTTTATAATCTGTTGCTGTTAAAGCTCCAATTAATCCTTCAGGATTATATACAACGCTTCGTGTACCTTTTCTAGAACAATTATTTGGTTTAGTATTCCCTATGATATCTATTTTGGGTTCAAAATTAGTCTTTTTAATTTGTCCTCCGATAGGAAATACTTTTCGTCCACCTTCTCCTCTAAGATGTCCGATAATGAACACTCGTTCTCTGTTTTGTGGCACTCCAAAATCTTTGCTGTTAAGCACTTGCCATTCCACGTTGTACCCCAATCCATCCAACGTTTGCAAGATGGTTTCAAAAGTTCTTCCTTTGTCATGGCTGAGTAAGCCTCTGACGTTTTCCAGGAATAATATTTTGGGTCTGAGAATAGATGTGAACCTTGCGATTTCAAAAAATAAACTTCCTCTTGTATCTTCAAATCCTCTTCTATTTCCTGCAATTGAGAAAGCCTGGCACGGAAATCCTCCACAGATAATGTCGACAGTTCCAATGGATTGAATAAAGTCATTTGATACGCTTGTAATGTCATGAAACTCTATCTCCCCCCTTATATCATGAATTGCTTTATAACTTGCTCTTGCAAATCTATCGATTTCACAAAAACCAATACATTTGTGTCCTGCTGCTTCCATTCCTAGTCTGAAGCCACCTATACCAGCAAATAAATCTAAGAAATTCATTTTACCTCCAAGTACTTCTCATGAGCTTTCAAATCGCCTTTTAAAATTCGACTCACTCGTTTGAATTCTTTAATTGCTTGAGATCGCATAGGCTTAATTCCGTCCTTACGAGCCTCGTCTGTTTCTGGAATATAGTATCCAGTTCTACCGTTACGTTCTCCGATGATCACAATGCCGTATCTGTTAACTAACGTATCAATTACTTTCTTAACTCTACGTTCCGACAGCTTAGTAATGCTTGAAATGTCCACTCGGTTAATTCGTCGAGTATCGCTTACTGGAATCAGTCTTAATACCATTCGTTCTTCTGGACTCATTCTTTCCATTAGCAGCTCTCCTTCAATTCTTCTAATCTGTCTACATTGAATCCAGACCAGGCGTTGTCGAAGTGTTCATCTAACGCAACTACTGGGAGCTGTTGGAATCCGTTTAATTTAATTTCTTCTAGCTTTTCTGGATGCTCAGATACATCTACTGACTCGAATTGAATTTTATTTTGATCTAGCCAAATCTTAGTCATCTCACATTGGATGCAATTTGGTTTAGAGTAAACTGTTAACATCGAAGTCCTCCTTATCAACGGATAAGCCTGCTAACTCTTTATTTCTAAAGAGTGCTCTTTTCTTTATACCATCCTCCACACTTACATAATTAAAAGTAATAATATTATAGAAATGGTCTTCTTTCTTCAAGTTCGTCACGTTTTCAAATATTAATAATTTTCCTTTTTTTAAAAATAAAGTTAATTCCATTGTTTTATCTCCTTCAACTCAAAAATCTGCTGTAATACTGAATCTCTGCTTTCTTCATCCAATCCGCCAATAACATCGTTTGTAATTGGTGTGCTGTAATTGATATCCCAATTACCATCTTCGTCAAAACTTAATACTGCAATTTCAATTCCAAAGTAAATATGTTTAAATTTGATTGTGCTTGCACCGTAGCCGTTAGGAAACTTGTAAATCGTTTGTGGGTATCCTAAATCATTTTGCTCTACGATGTAGTCTTTGAATTTGTCACTGTATGTTAAATCCATACTTATACCTCGCAATCCACGTATAGAGCTTTGATTTCGTCACCGAATAGTTCAATAGCACGTTTGGCACCATTCTGATTTTTAAAGTATCCGAAAAGATTAAATTCATTCACAGTCCAAAACAATGCAATATAGAAATCTTTTTTTTCTTCAAGTTTAATAACGTATTTATCTTGATTTATGTCATTCCAATTAGGCTTCCAATCCCCATTGCACTCATCACGAAACGCTCTGAATCGTGTTAGTAGATTTCTGCGTTTGGCTTCTAGTTCGGCTGCTTGTTTGGTTGGGAAGATGTGACCCTGGTTAAATGTTTTTTTATTAGCAACACAATTATCCCAAAAAAGAAATTTAACTAAACCTCTAGAATTAACAATATAATATTTATCCCTATCCTTATACGGGCATTTCATTTCCCACCCTTTTTCCAATCGTTCAATTTCTGCTTTCATTTCGTTTAGCTTTGCTTCCATATCTGCTGCTTGTTGTTTTAGTGTTTCTAGGTTTGTCATTGTTTTTGTACCCCCTATTTTTTGTTATCCTTTCATGATATCTTGGATTGACGTCACAATCTCTGCGATTGAACCAATTAATAATAGAATTGACATAATTGCTACGTATGTCAATAATGGCAGCATGGCTGCAACCCACGTAATTGGAACTCCAAATATTTTAATAATTGCTAAGAATATGCTTAAACTTAACGCTGCTCCAAATATATATATTAGTAGTTCTCCTTTTTCTTTCATCCTCACTCATCCTCCTAATCAACGTATAACCGTTTGATTCTGTCGCCAAATTTTTTGATAGCTTCTAAACAATGCTCTCTGTCGTAGAAATATCCGAAAAGTGGGAAAAATGTACCTTTTTCCGTTCCGATATAGTCTAATTCGTTATAAATAATACAGATACAAAATCTTTCTTTATAAGCAAGATTATTAAACTCTATTTCTTTTTCCTTGTTGCACTTATCTTTAAATTGGTTAAACTCATATAGCAGCGCTCGTCTGTCGCGTTCTTTTTCCGCGTCTTCGATTGTCTTAAATGAATTATTTTGTTGAACTGCTTTTCCCCATGCTGCGTGTCCGTGACTATTTCCAGGAAATATTTCGTTAATTTGTCCGAATTCGTTTAGCATATATATATTTCTCTTAATATTGTTTAATGTTTCAGTAAAGCTTGAATTTTCTTTCAATTGTTCGCTTAATGTGATTGCATCTTTTATCGCCTTTAACGATGTTTCAAATCCTACCAAGAAAGCAAATCGTTCATCGTAGCTCATTTCTTCGAGTTGTCCATAGTTGATATCTTCCTGGAACTGTTTCAACGCTCTGTCATACATCGAAATATCCTTGTATTTACAATGAGCCACAATCAAGTAATGCACATCGTCTTTTAATTTATCAAGTTCTGGTTTCTCTTTCATGATTGGTCCTCCTCGATATTTTTAAGGTACTTTTCGAATTCTTTAGCGTCCATTTTGATTAGACTTCTGATTTCCTTTTCTTTCTCGTATCCAGCTACCATTCCGTTGAACAATGCAACGATAGCGAACAAGATATGAATTCTACTAATTCCAAACACATTAAGCATTAAAATTGTGTATGCTATGATTTGCCAAAATATTACCCATAATTGATTTGTTTTCATGATTAATCCTCTGCCCTTTCGATTAACAAGTCCAAATGTTCCTTTGCTTTTTTTAGATCCTCTAGCATTTTCCCTTTGCTAGGAGCTCGCAGCACATACTTCAAAATATTTCCTGCCAGGTATCCATCAAACGAATCCTCGTATTTTGGAATGAAATTTTCCATCACAGTGAACACTTCTAGTCCTTTAATACCTTGATAATGCTTTGGATGTTTAACCGCTTCTTTGATTTTCGCGTTTTCAAGTAAATCTGGCGCTCTAAATCCTCTCACGTTCACGAAATCCATTACTGCACCTCTTTCACGAACACACCGTTGATAACTTTACCTTTGCGGTCTTTAATCTCGTGATAAGCACTTTCTAAGCACTCCATGAAATCAAGTTTGCGCTGCATGCAATATCCGATTAGCACTACTGTAATATCTCCAACCGCGTCAATCTCTTCATCGCGATTAACATGGATATATGCATCTTTTAATTCGTCTACTTCTTCTTGTAGTTTAGTTAGCTGGCCACTTCCGTCCAGCGTATCCAAACCACGTTCTACAAACCAGTTTTGAACTAATCGGATTAGCTCTTCACGTTCAATTCGTCTTTTTTTTAATTGGATCATTTAAGTTCATTTAATGCCAGCTCCTTCAAAATACTCTTCTAATCTGTCCATGACTTTCTTACGAGTGTTCCATCCAAGTTCGTATGGATTTCGTAAGAATTGGTTTAACGTTGTTGTTCTTACTTTCAAAATATCCTTAGCCATGTGATTGAAATTATTCTCAGAACCTGCAATCATCTTTTCGATATCTTCTCTGGTACTCATCAATGCTGAATCGTACCAGGCATCTAGTCTATTTGGACCGATATTCTTTTCCATCTTGTTTATTTGGAACGGTTTAGAAACAACTATCTCAATGATGTTTCCGTTCAATCCGTTTTCCTTCATGTACTTTCTAGCTTCACCGTATTTCTTGAATTTCATCGCTTCATTTTGGCTTGGTTTAAATTCAAATGTTTTAACTGGATGTTTTCTGTCCAGGTATCCGGCTATGCTGCTATGATCTACAATTTGTGTAAAATACATATTGCTGTTTTTAATCACAAATGCCATACTCTTTCTCCAATTCTGCCATTATTTCTATATCTCTTCTGATTTTCTTCATTGCTTCGCTGTGTGGGTCTGAAACTTGGTAAGTGGCTATTATTACATCATTTCTGTCCTCAACTAATCGAAATCCGTACATTTTCTCTAGTTGTGCCACTTCTAAGGCTTGCCATATAGCTTTGTCTTTTTGTTCCATTTGTTTTTCAATGTATTTTGCAGCGTAAGGACGATGTTTATACAGGCTCATGCTTTTGATGTTTCTCTGACATCTCTTAGCCTCTTGCAACATGATCATTACTGCTCTAGTTGTTTTCAATCCTTCCGACTGCATAATGTTTTCGAACTCTCTTGCATTCATCTTCGTTCAAATTCCTCCACGAAATTCATTTGAGCCTTATAGAATTTGAATGTCGAATCCATCAAATCACCTTCGCGGTTCTTCTTGATAGAGAACTTCACACGTTGATAGCCTTCGTGATTCTCTTCTGTCTCTTCGTTGCTTAAGAATCCAACAACATTTGAATCTTGCTCGATCGAGCCTGACTCTCTTAGATCACTCAAAATTGGTGATTTATCCTGGCGCTGTTCTACTCCACGAGATAATTGCGATAAGATGACGATAGGGACTTGATGTTCATTAGCAAGATTCTTCAATTCCCTGGTAATCTGCTCAATCTGTAATCTTCTGTCACGATTGTTGTTAACCTTGATTAAACCGACATAATCGATGACTGCTAAATATTTACCTGGTGCTTGTCCTGCAGCACGTTCTTTAATAATTCCAAGAATGTGATTGAGTTCAGATACTGTGTCATAGACTTTCAAGTCTTTCTGTTTGAAATACTCAATAGTCGCTCTCACTAGCTCTTTATCTCCAGGCTTCAGCATTCGATTCATTTTGCGCAAATAGTAAGTATTCAGAGTAGTCATCTTTGCTACAAATCGTGAGAATACTTCCTTCTTGCTCATTTCAAGGCTAAACAGGTCTACTCTCAATCCGTCGTTTCTCTGTAGCGCTCTATCGATTAGATTGATTGTCCAGGCACTCTTTCCGACTGATGGTCTAGCACCTACCGTCACTAGCATTCCTGGCCCAATTCCGCCTCCGAGTGCTGCATCTAATCCGCTGAATGTTTTAATACCATCTTCAATATCGTGTTCAAGCTCATACTCGAATTGTGCGAATGTTTCTGATAAGTCTCCGACATTTCGTTTTCTGGATATCTTAGAAATCGCATTTAACAATTCAAGCATTTCCGCTTCTAACTGCTTAGTTGGGAATGATGTGTGTTCAGCTTTAACCTTTTCGAGTTTTGCTCTCAAGTATTCACGATGTAGCTGATTAGCCAGGTAATCTAATCCGGATGTTGTTGCGCTTTCCTGCTGTAGTGCTATTAGATACTCATATCCAATGGAATTTTCCTTCATTTCTGCTCTAACCTTAGCGAACAGCTCCATCAATCCATCTAAGCGACTACCGTAATTATTTAATATTTCAAAGATCGTTTTAAAATTGTTATCTGTGAACCATTCCGCCTGCAGATACGTTGATTGAGCTTTATCGAAATCTTGTAGGATTGCAGATATGATTGATTTTTCTAACTCGTAATTGTTCATTGCCAACCCTGCCAATTCTTTCCGTATAAGTCTCTCATCTTGTCTTCAACAGATTGTCCAGACGATACATTTCTATTCACTCTAGCTGGTGCCTCGTTTAAGTAGTCCTCGAATTTTTCGCTGAATAGTGTTCTTGGTCTGAGATATTGATTCATCTTCTCATTGTTTAACCACTGTTTACACTTGATATCGATAACTATTTCAAAGTCCTCTACAGTAAATCCGTTATCTAGTAGCTTATGGATTAGCTGTGCTGTCTTTTTAGTCTTAACAGAGTACTTCTTACCTGTTCGCTTATTTAGATAATCAATGATGTGTTTAGTCTCCTCAGTCCATACAACCTTGAGCGGTTTCTCCTCGGTGACATTATTCTCTGTAGTAGTCTCTGTGTATTCTCTGGTATAGGTCTGTTCAAATTGAACACATCCATCTGTTCTATTTGAACACATCGTCTGTTCATTTTGAACACATCGTCTGTTCACTCGTTGATAGTCGATTGTGTACCATTTTGTTTTGTCAAATTTTTTTTTATTAAAATTGCCTATTTTTATTATTTTTTGTTTTTCTAAACTGCCTAGAGTTCGTCTGATTGTCATCACTGACCAGAAAGGAAACTCTGTTTGCCACTCTTCAAGCGTCTTGTAAAACCACTTAACTCCTGTAAATTCATGGGCACTCTTAAGTAACCAATAATGCATTTGTTGGAGCATAATCGCTTCATTCAAGCCGATTTCTTTAGCAAGCGATGGCAGCACTTGTAAAGGTGGTTCGTTAATTAATAACCGACTCATTGAATATCCCCTTCCAACGTGTTATAATAACTTTAGTTAAATTTGGTATGACGGCTTTTATAAGTCGTCTTTTTTTATACATTCAAAAGCTCTCTTGCAGTATCGTATGCAGCCTCTAAGGTTGAATGAATACTGCTGCTTTTGTAATTTCCAAGAAATACAACTAATCGATACTTTCCATCGATGAATCTTATTTCCCCTCTCAATTCGTTTCTAACCATTACATCGTATTCGTTTTGCTCGAACATATTCATTTCAAAACTAATCATCGAAAACCACACCTTGACGGATGGCATCTACTTTATCTGCGTGTTGGTTAACAGCTCCAACTAATAAATGGATCCATGCAATTGCCCCTAGAATTACTAGAGTTGTGTAACCTAAGAACTTGCAGTATTTCTTGAGAAAATTTCTGTTAAAATCTTGTTTCTTTAGCTTTCTAGCTTTTGAAATTTCAACTCGTGTCATGCTGTCCTCCTTAAATTTTGTATTTAGCCATGAACTCATCTAAATCCCTGGCATCGTATCGAATTGTCGCGCTTCCGCTTGGTCTCTTAATTACGATTTGTTTCAACCCCATCGATACACATTCATCAAAATCTCTATCATCGATTCCTCCGATATAGGCTTTTGCCTGCTTCTTGTTTAAGTATCTTTGTTGAGTGTTATTCGTTGGTAATCGTTCCATCGCGTTGGCTACGATTTCAACAACCTTTGAATTGAGAGTCGTTTCGAAATCTGCGCTTAATAAATTCACGCTAGTTGCTCCTTTCACTCATTTTCATATTGTTGTAACCCTCTTTCAGATTTATAATCATATTGGGGAAAGGTGGTGTTTATATGTCTAAACCAATTAAACCGGGTACAGATAACCAGCCAAAAGGCACATACCAAGAAGTTGGTCCTAAAGGCGGTGCTGTAAATCGACCTCGCGTTGTTCATATTGATAAGGGGGACCGTCTTCCACCTACTCAAAAACCTGGGAACAAATGGGTCAAAAAATAGTTTTATTGGGTCGTCTCTTAAGAGATGGCCTTTTTAATTTTCCAGAAGCAAAAACACCAACTTAGAAAATTAATTTGTAACCAAGCTTCTGCATACTTGATTCCATCTTCTTCGTAAAATGTCATATAATGTTTCATTTGTTTCACCTCCTGGCTAATCATATTTAGGGGTAATTCTGACTCTAAAACCTTCAGCACTGTCAATATCATCTACCGTGATGACTGCAATGATTTTAGGATTTTCTTCGTCTGTTTCTACGACGATTTTTGAGATATCCGTTAACGCTTCGGCACTCATATTATTTTCTCCTTTCTAATGTTGTTTCTCTCCTGTTCCAGTCGTATAATTGACTTGGAAAGGAGGTGTTTTATGTGAATACTGAATTAGCTGAGAAATTAACTTTGCTTTATTTGGAAATAAGCCATCCTACTGTTTCATCTCCAGAAGAGCTTGCGGATTTATATTTTGATGCTCTATCTCGTATCAAAAACTATAAACTAGAACCAGACAAGCCTAAGAAAAAGCAAAAGATTAATTACTGACACTCATTCAATTTAGCTCTAGCCTCTACCAGTTTGGCTAGGGCCTCTGTGTGGTTGCCATTTACATCAATCCGTCCTTTTGCGATTTCCTTTATCTGCCAAATGATAAAGAAATCTACTGCTTCAAATACGTTTATTGGCTCATTGATATCTATCACTTTGACATCTGCTTCTTTTTTATTTACCGGTTCAACTCTTATGTCAGTTTTATAGAGCTTATCGATTAGTTCTTTAATTTCTTCTAAATTAGAAATGTTGATTTTTACATTTGTTTCCATCAAAATTCCTCCTTTCATAGTTTAACGTATTAAACTTTATTTTAAAAAAATTTTCTGAATTGGAGTATCTAATGCACGAGAAATTTTTACAATCGTTTCGATGGTTGTGTTCTCAATACGCTTTCCTGATTCCAACTCTGAAATAATACTTCTACTAACTCCAGATTTTAAAGACAGCTCTTCTTGAGACATATTCAATTCTTCTCGTCTTTGTTTTATATTGTAACTAACACTCATTTAATCCCTCCTCTCAGTTTATTCTAAGTTTAATACACTAAACTATTTATGTCAAGTATATTAAACAAAAAATTTATATTAAGCAGTCTCTCAACTGCTTAAATAAATTCTATCTTTTCTCGTCTCTACTAATCCATAGAAATGCTAGTAGGACAAACAAAAATGCGCTAATACCCTGTAGCATAATTTTAGCATTCGTGATATACTAGCACTATTGAGGAGCTAAGCTCCTCGGTGCTAGACGGCTGAACAGCTTACTTAATTTCTCTTATGCTTGCGTGCTTTCTGAGAATTTTGAGGCTGTTCTTTTTGTTTGCAAACTTTTATCAAGCTTGCAAGACCCACTAGGAAAGTTCCTATTGCCGTTAGAAGTTCGCTGACTTCTTTCATCACATTCTCCTTTCTGTTTCGTTAAGGCTTAATCAACCTTACATATATAGTTTAATACATTAAACATATTTTGTCAAGTGAATTAAACAAAATATTTTGTAAATTTGTTTAATTTATTATACAATATATTTAAGAAAGAGGTGTGCTATATGAGATTAGAAGAGCGTATTAAGCAACTAAGAATTAATAGAAATATGACAATGCAACAGTTAGCCGATTTATCTAATTTAACTAAAGGATATATTTCAATGCTTGAAAAGGGCTTAAATCCTTCTACTAAAAAGCCAATTGTTCCTTCATTAGAGACAGTTCAAAATCTTGCCAATGCGTTTAATATGACTTTAGAAGAACTTTTAGATGGTGTTGAAGGTAATGTGTCTCTCACTCGAAATGATTCCATCATGACCATCTACACCCAACTCACATCCCAACGACAAGAACGCGTCTACGATTTCGCTGTGGAGCAACTCAACGAACAAAATGGAATCCAAGAAGATAAAGTGGTTTACCTCGTTCGTGGTCGTCAATCTGCAGCAGGATCTATGATTCATGTGGATGATGTAGACGCTGAGATGGGCGTGCTTCCCTCTTCTATCGTTCCAAACGGTGCAAATGAGCTAGTTCAAATTACAGGCGATTCGATGGAACCTCTTATCAAGAAAGGCTCTGAAGTATATTTAAGATATCAACCAACTGTAGAAGATGGTGAGATTGCTATCGTTCGAGTTGAAGATGAAGGAGTTACATGCAAATACTTATTTAGAGATGGTGAAAACATTATTTTAAAATCGGAAAATTCTAAATATGATGATATCGTAGTAGATGCAAATAAAGTTTCAGTTATCGGTAAAGTATTAATATAAAATAACAAAGGGAGTGTTATCGATGAAATTTGGTTTAAGAACGCCTAGTTTGAAAAAGATGATTAAAGCTCGCACAACTTCAAAATGGAAGAGACAAATTAAAAAGGCTGTTATTCCAGGGTATGGGAAAAAAGGTATTGGGTTGTTTAGAAATCCTAAAAAAGCGGTATATAACAAAGTGTATCGTAAAACTTCATTTGATATTTTTAAGCTTTTAGGGTTAAAGTGATTTTCTCGTGATTATAAAAGCGGAGTTTCTCTAAAATATTGATATTATGCTATAAATAACGATAATTAATCGCTCGACTTTCGCGTGATTACAAAAGCAGAGTTTCTCTAAAACATTGACTTTCAACGTTGAGACCATATATAATGAACGTAATCGATGGATAGGTGCGCGTAAGCACCACACCGAAAGGGTCTCAATTTAATTGAGGCCCTTTTGCGCATTTAGAAAGAAATTTATCAAAAAACAAGAAAAATAATTGATTTCCGTGACTGAAAGTATTATATTATTAACAATACGATTAGGTCAGGAAGCATACGATGCCCTGGCCATTTTTTATTGAAATCTATGGGAATCAAAGACGTAGACTTATTAAACTATATGTTTTATTATAAGAATAAGAGAAGAGCGTGAGCAAGCTAAGTTGATACTTAGTGAGGACTTTCCGCGGAAGATTCCCTTGTTCTTAATGGACAAGGGAATTTTTTGTTAAACATTAATACCTCAAATTTCATAAAAAAATACCACACTACTCTCCGCCAAGAAACCAGTGTGGTAAATATCAAAAAATCACCCTAAAATAGGGCTATTTGTTATGCCCTATTTTACCATAAACAGAAAGGATGGTAAAGAATGGCAAGGAAAAGAATCGATGATAGAGTTAAGTCTTATAAGAAAAAAGATGGGCAAGTCTATTATCAATTTCAAATCTATTGTGGTACTAATCCTAAGACAGGTAAAAAGCAGTATACTACTAGACGCGGATTTGAATCGGTCTTAGCAGCAACTACTGCACTTCAACGGCTTGAAGTTGAGTTAATGGATACTGGATTGGTCGTTAAACAAAAGTTCACTTACAGAGAGCTATACAACGAGTGGTTAGTAACGTATCAGAAACGCGTAAGACCTAGCACGTTTCAAGCGACTGTGACTTATTTCAAGAAACACATATTACCTGATTTTGGCGATTACTATATCGATACAATTACCATTCAAGATTGCCAGGCTCAAGTGAACCGATGGTATTCGAACTATCCTAAGAGTACTCAGTCTTATAAGATATATGCTCAAATGATATTTAAGTATGCTCAGAAGTTGAATCTGATTGAAAAGAATCCTATGAGCTTAGTTGACTTGCCAAAGTCTGATGATTTTAAAGACGATAAATTGAAGTATTATGATCGTGACACTTTAATTAAATTTCTTGATTACATCGAACCTTTTAAAGAAGTACATACATTCTTTTATCTTCTTAGCTATACAGGTTTAAGATGTGGAGAAGCATTTGCCCTAACGTGGAAAGACATCGACTTTATAAACCATTCTATTTGCGTGAATAAGACGGTAGCACGCTCGATGGAAGACAAATATATATCTCAGACCAAGACTAAGAACGGAATGCGTTCAATACGGATAAATGGAAGTTTAGAGAGGTTACTCAAAGAATGGAAAAAATTATCTGGAAATGAAACGTATGTTTTTCAGAATCGCAATAATTCGTTCTATTCATCCAATACAGCCGTGTATTGGTTAAATCAGATACTAGAAGGCACTAACTTTCCTAGAATCACTCCTCACGGATTTAGACACACTCACGCATCGTTATTAGCTGAAGCTGGAGCAGATTTAAAAGACATACAGGACAGACTAGGCCATGGAGATATACAGACTACTGCTAATATCTATACACACGTTACAAACAATAAAAAAGATAATACGATTGATAAATTTGATAAACTTATGTCTAAGAAAGTCAAAAGGATAGTCAAAAACAAAAATAAGAAAATAAAAAAACCACGAAACCGTTGATATAAAAGGCTTCGTGGAAAAAAGGATTAGAAATATTTATTTGGGAGGATAAAAAAACTTCCTGGTTATATTGTAAAAGAAAATGTCAGAAAACGTTGATATAACAACAATTTCATTTTTGCAAAATTAGAAAACTATGTATTATTTTAGACAGTTAGAAAGTCAAAAGGATAGTCAAAAACAAAAAAGCCTACTCAATCGAGTAGGCTTTTAGTGTTACTTTGTTTCTTTGGTTTCTTTGACAGTAATCAATCCATTAGGTTCTACAGTAAAATCTGGTTTGTCTGCCATGACGCCATCATCATTAATGTAGTACCAACCATCTTTTCCTTTAACGAATGCGTTGGACTCCATGAATCCATTAGATGTATTTAAATAGTACCATTTATCGTAATATTTAACCCATCCCGTAGCCATACTACCGTCTGGTTTGAAATAATACCATGATCCAGAAATCTTTTTCCATCCTGTAACCATAACGCCTCGACTATCTAACCAGTACCACTGATTATTATATTTCAACCATTTTTCAATATAGCAATATCCTTTTTCGTCAAACCAGAACCATTCATTACCTACTTTTAGCCACTTATTAGTTGGATAGCTGCCGTCTGAATTTTGATACCACCAGCCAGTAGCATTCTTTTGCCATCCTTCTTTGATTTCGCCTAAACCGTGTTCAATATCATGTTTGAATTGTTCACGACTAATACCCCATTTAGCAAGATAAGGGTAAGGGTCTACGTGGTCACTGTAATTATTGGGTTGATTATACGTGCAATAGTAGTGTGTCTTAATACCTTCTAAGTCGTCTGAATCGAGTGTTTTAGGAATACCTGCTTCATCAGCTAGGTTACGTAGTAATTCTACATATAATCGATAGTCCGTCATAAATTCTTCCATTGTGGAATGACTTTCAATCAATTCTACCTGTCCGTAGCCTTCAGCGTTCCAACCGCCTCCAACATCGTAAGCGCCTTGATTGACTGGACCTACTTGCATTACACGTCCGTTTCCAACAACGTGTGAGAAAAATCCAGATTCTACAGGTCTGCGCATGTGATAGTCTGCTTCGTTTTGTGCTGTTGAATTTCTGTTTCCTGTTGAATGCGCGTGAACTTGACGATAAGGCGCATAACCAATTTGAGGTAATCCCTCTCTGTATCTACTTGTATCAATTTCCATTTATATATCCTCCTTTTAATTTGTCGGCCAAGGGTCGTCTGTAATATAGCTTATATTAGAGACCCTGATGTCTCCGATATCTCTATCGGTTGGTACTGGGTCAT